GAGCCGTCGAGCGTGCCTTTTAGTACATCGCCTGATCTTTGCAAGATACCGGCCGCGTCTCCGCTGCCGACCACATCATCCAGAGCGCTTTGCGGAACGCCGTTGCGAGCACCTACCGCGTAGATCCACTCTTTTGCGTACATATCCATCTGCTCTTCGATCGAAGTTCCTTTCTGCTTGCCCTCTTCGATAGAGACGCCCAAGAATGTGCCAGAGCCTTCGCCTTCTACTCCGAGACCGCTGAACGTATGACCGCCCAGATCTACGCTATATCCAGCTTCCTTCGCCAGAGCTGTCAGAGTTGCATCGAGTTCGCGCAATGGCGAGACCGCAGCCGCCGCTTGTTCATCTGTAGCGTTCTGCTTGAAGCCGAGCGGAGCAAAGCCGGACTCGAACTCCGGGACGTTAAATACGTTCGCGTCGCTCATCCCGGCAGTTTTAGCCATCGTGATACCAGCCGCAGATGTCGGAGTGCCTCCGCTGTCGAGAGCCTTAGCAGCAAGTGCAGCAGCCGCGATCGTTAAAGTGACCGGATTGGTAGCAACCGCTAGAGCTTTAGCCGCTCCTGCGCTTATCGCTGCCCCGGCTTTAGTTAATCCTGCCGCCACCGTCGCGCCCATTCCTCCAGCAGCTCCTCCGGCAGCAGCTCCACCAGCGGCCGCGCCACCCGCAGCGACTCCGCCAGCGGCAGCAGCTCCTCCAGCAGCAGCAGCACCGCCAGCAGCCGCAGCACCGCCGCCAATAGCGCCGCCAGTCAATACCGACGCCGCGCTTGATGCTAGAGATGCGATTCCGCTTCCAATCGATGCAAACATTCCGCTGAACATACCGCTGATCGAAGTGCCAATTCCACCGAATGTCCCGGTAATCAGATCGGCGATCTTAGATGCCGCCCAGTCCGCAATCATTTGCAGAATCATATTCTTAAAAGTCTTGGCGAGATTGTCGAATGCGTCTCGACCGTTCTCGAATAAGTCCATGAAGAATCCAGAGATGTTGTTCTTCATCTTCTCGTATGCTTTGGCAGCTTCTTCTGCTACTCGCTTAGTTTCTTTCTCGATAGCCTTCTGAGTTGCTTCGTTGTCTTTCTCTAGCTGCTTTGCTGCCGCAGATGCCGAATCTATCGCATCCTTCTCGGCATAGAGCTGAGTAGTTGCTTCGACGATCTGCTGACCGAGTTCGGAAGTAGCATCGACTCCTGCTTTCTGTAGATTGTTTCGAATAGCGATTTCGACGTTGCTCATTGTCAGAGCTTCGGTCTCGTTGCTTATAGTCCCGAGAAGATCCTGCGTCTTTACTCGAGCCGCCTCTGTTTGCGCAGCCATCTCTGCTGCTGCGACCGCCGATTCGTCGACTTCTATAGCGAAATCAGAGAGAGAGCGTCCGGCTTCTACCAGATTGGAGTCCGATGTTGCGACTTCGGTATTCATGCCCGCGAGCTTGCCGTTCAACTCTTCTACCCGGTCTCGACTAGCTGCAATCGAATCTGAGTATATGTTGGTTCGAGTGTTGCCCGTTTCTAAACTCGCCAGAGTCGAATCGAATGTTTCGTTGAACGCATCGAACGCATTTGTCGGGTTCTTCACCGCCGCAGCGACTGCCGCCATAGTAGCGACCGCCGTGTTCTGCATCCCGGTAAACATTCCGATCAGTGAGTCGAGAGCGCCGCCGACCGATTCGAGCAGGAATATGTTCAGCTTCTCAAATGCGATCTGGATGCTGAGACCAGCTTTTTCCGCTGATCGCCTGATAGAACCCCAGTTCGCAACAATCGCAACCGTTGCCGCAGCAATAGCCGCCGCAATAAACCCGATGGGATTGGCTCTGATAGCAGTATTTAGCGCCAGCACCGCCAATTGCATCGACTTAAAGCCGCGCAGAATTACCGTTGCATTAGTTCCGACCGAAAATGCCAAGAATCCAGCAAGCGCAGCGCCAGCACCGATTGTCAGTGCTTCGATGTTATTAGTTATGCCGAGAATGACAGCGCTGGCAGCGGTTATCGCCCCGGCGAATAGATTGATCCCGCCGACGTCTCCGATCTTTCTGAATAGCGCTGCGACGTTATCTTCTAAGTTTGAGAGAAGGCCCGGGAGCGCAGTCATTTGATCCGCCATAGCCGAGCCGAATTTGGTCTCTCCAATCCCGAGCAAATACTCTTGAATCTCGGCAGAACTGTTCCCGATCGTTGTGGTCATTCCCTGAAATGTCAGAGAGACTCGATCGCCTTCTTTAGATGCTTTGATGCCGAACTCTTTCAGACGCTCAAATTCGCCCGTAGAGGCATCTGCGACGGCTTCGATCATTTGCATCATGTCTTTGCCCATCGCGGCTGACGTGTTGCCATACGACCGCAGAGCGCGTTCTGACGGGTCTAGTCCAAGCGCTTTGAGCTTGATAAAGCCCTCAACCGACTGATCGAGAGTAAATGGAGTCTGAGATGCGAATCTTTCGAGTTCTTGGAATGCGAACGCTGCGTTTTCAGTGCTTCCGGTCATCGTCTTGAGAGAGCCTTTCAATCTCTCTGATTCGGTAACCGTCCGGGCGAAACTGGTAACCAGTGCGCCGACGCCGAGCGCAGCCATAGCGCCGCCCAGCAGTTTGAATGCCGACGTTGTACTCTTGGCACTGGTCGCCATGTCGTCGTTTGCAGCCGTGACTTTCTTGCTAGTCATCTGCCCGGTTTTGCCGAGCTGCTGAATGTCTTCGTTAGCCGCTTTGACTTGTCGAGTGTCGACTTTGATCTGTATCGTTGCTAGATCCATGCTTGTCCTTAATAACGAGTCCGCGTAAAACCGACTTCATGCCTTTGGCGATGTCGTTCTGTTCTTCTTCGGTGCGGTAGGGCGATTGAACGTCCTGATTGTCGTATTTTAGCACACTGCTGGCATATAGAGCGGATAACCGTTTTATGGTCTCAGCTTCCCATCCGGTGAGATGCAGTTGTGTTCTCGCCACAAAAGCATCGATCTCTTGCCAAGTCAGTCCATGAACCCCGTTGCCGCTATTGAGTGCGACTCCTATTCTGCTGAGTATCTCTATGATATAGCCGAACGGCTCCACGTCTGGGAACCGTCCGGCTATTTCATTACTATCGATCATGTCGATGCGTGATCGTTCTTTGTCTTTAGCCCGGGTCGAGAGCCATGCCCACTGCTGAACGTATTTGCCCAGCAGCCCCGTTATTTCAAAAAATAACTGGCTCGATCCCCTGCCGCTTCCATTAACTGCTCGGCTATCCAGTTGCGCTTCTCATAAAGCATATTCGCGTTCTCTTTAGTGCATTTTAGTGCCGCACCGTCGAACTCGATGTTCTTGCTCCACTTGAGCGTGCTTTCTGCCAATATCTCGTAAAGCGCTGATTCGAGAACTGCGTTCGGAATCTTTCGATCCTTATAGCGATTCGCGTTCCGGGTATTAACTCGCTTTGCGGCGTTCTGCCACGTCTGCGAATCTTTGCCGAGAACAACAATCGTCAAATGCTCGCCCTCATCGTCTACTAGATACTCGCCATTAGCCGGATGCTGGAGCTTTACCTCAACTCCCTCTTCCGCTGCTGCCTGTAAGTCAATATTTGCTAAATCCATAAGTCACGCCCCGAATGTGTGTTTTATTAAGCTGCTACGTTTACTGGTGCATTTGTCAGCTCTAGTACGATGCTGTCTGACTTGATGCTGTCGACGCCGCCAGCGTTTACTTGGTAGCTCATGATCAAGCCAGTGAAGTAATCGATTTCGCCGTCTGGGTAAGTGATTGCAACTGATACCTCTGTGTCGGTCGCGGCAGCAGCTTTCGCAGCAACTTGACCAGTATCCGCAGCGTCAGCAGCGAATGAGAGAGTAAGAGTTCCGTCGTTTACCGAACCTTTACGCTTAACCACGCGACGCTCACCGAGAGGCGAGTGAGTGATTAAGTTGTAAACCGAGCCGAATGCTGGGATCTCAGTAATCTCGCCAACTGTAGCGAATGTGAGAGCGCCGAATCCTGCTGCGTCGTATGTGGCGGGAAGACCTGAGACGACGCCCAGAGTAGTGCCCGCAGATGTTTGAATTGCCATGTTAATTGCCTCTTATTTGCTTGCTGCTTTGATATTCTTAACCAGCAAACGGTTAAAATTTTGCATATTCTTCCGTACCATCCCGCCCGGAGCTTGCTTCGAATAGCCATACTCCAGACGTTCAATATACGGAAGGTTATTTGTCAGATAGTAAAGATCGCCCACTGCCACGCGCACTGTTTGGTCGACATCTGCGATTGCTTTGGCTTCGCCCGATCTTGCACTATCTACGGAAACATCACCAGTCGCCCCGCGACCGACGGATGCTTGCCAATTACCACGGGCACGCCCGGTGTCTGCCGGAGTGTCCTTAATTATTGCCGTGCTTACTTCGAAAAGAGTCGCTCGGATGCCCTGATTCAGAGTCCGGTCGATCTTTTGTTCGATCTTCTTCCAGTCAGATTCCCAACTCAAACGAGCGCCCTCCAACTGATTGTGACCGGGATCTGAAACCAGCCGTCTTCGGTGATAGCAGATGCTAGTCTTGTCCCGGTTATTTTAACCGTAACGCCGTTATATGTGTACTCTGCGCCACGCGGGAAGTGCAGCGAGATCAGTCTGGCTTGCTCTTGAGCGTCGAATCGACGATCGCCGCGACCAGCCATTACGCTGACCTGATAGAGTCCTTCGTAATCGTCTGCGCTAGTGTGAGCCACTCCGACCGCATCTTTGATATTCGGCAGGAATGCTTCGCGCAGATAGAGCGTGCCTTCGACGGGAGTGTATTCCGCGTTCTCGTAAGCGATCGGCGGTACTCCGGCAGTCTGGATCTCAGCCAAACGAACCGAGAGAGCTGTATTGATGTCCTTCTCTGCTGCGCTCATATTCTAATCTGGCATATATACATGACGTTAGTCCCTGCCGGGTTAATTGGCATCACTTGCATAACGCGCCAAGTCTTACCATTTACGCCGACTTTCCAGTTCGCTTTCGGCTCAGACGCCACATTGCTGGCGAGCAACTTCAAATCAGACGCTAGAACGCTCTGTCCGTCGATCTCAGCGTTCTTATAGTTTGATGCGACTCCGTATCCACTGACAGTCGACTCGCTCGCTGGCGTCGTTACAGTGCCCGTCGCCGGGTTAATGACTTCGCCAGTTTCATAGCTGAACGTGATTGCCTGACCGTTATCCCGGAGCAATCGCGTCGCAGTAGATTCGAGAGCTGTATAATTTATTCCCATATCAGCCCCGGATGGTTCGGATATTGTTGCCGCCAGTGCTTGATGTCACCAGCTTGCGCATTGCGTTGCCGATGCTGCGAATAACTGTAGAGATTGAAGCGTTGTCCATATACTCCACTTCGAGTACGTCGACCTTCTCGCGCTTCACCGCTCGATCTACTGTTGAGAGCGGATCGTTGCCCGCCATGATAGAGATGGCGATCGTGATCTGCGCATCTTTGACCAACTGTGGAATCTGGTCTGAATCTGTGAGATAGCCGTCGATCCATAGATCCGAACGCGGATACTGGAGCGGCTGAGTCTCGATAAACTTAATGCCGCGAAACGGCTGTTGCTCGAAATAGTCCATCGACAATATAAGCAACTGCGACTCGTCACCGTAAGTGCCAGAGACTGTAATATTACGGTCTGCGCAATACTGAGTGAACTCGGCAGTAGTGACGTAGCTGTTCGCGTTGGCGACGATTGAGCCGTCTTCGACGATGATAGTAGCCATTTAGCTCTCCGCTTTGGGCTTGCGAGTCTTCTTCGGCGCTGCCTTCGGCTTTGCCGCTGGCTTTTCACCGAATAGCGTCATTGTCTTGGGATCAAAATCAGACTCGTTGATGGTAACTGCTTCCCCATCCCGGTCGATCTTTACTGTTGGTAATTCGTACATAGTCCTCTCCGTTAATGATGCGGAGCGCCCGAAGACGCCCCGCGATCACCTTTAGCCGAGCAGAACAGCCATATGCTCTGGCTTGATAGCGCTGACGCCCCAAGCGAGTGCCACTTCAAAGTGAACCTGACGGTACTCTTTGTACATAGACACTTCGAAAGTGATGCCTGAACGCGGATCAGTCATAAGCATGACATCTTCAGCGAGATCGCCTTCAACTGGACGGGCCGGAGCGCGTGTTACGAGAACGATCGCGTCGCGGTTGAACGCCATATTGGCAGCGTAAGCATTGCCAACTGTCATTGCTACGCCATCAGCGAGAGATGCTTTCAAGCCGGGAGCTGCGAGAGTCACGACACCACCAGCGAGAGCAGTTTCAACGACGTACTTGTTCGCGTCACCAGCAAAAGTCACCACGTCGCCAGCGAGAACTGTACCAGTGCCGCCATCGATAGTGATAGCAGTTGCGCCTACTGCGTAAGTGCCGTCTGTGATGTAGCTCGCGCCAGTGCCCTTAGTGTGAGCATTGATCTGCGCAGACTCGCGGATGTCCATACCAGCAGTCGAGAGCATAACGCCCTGACGTAGCATAGAGTCGTTGCCCTGAACGTCGGTGCGGCTTTGCAGACCGAGCATAGAAGCGCCAGCAGCAGAACTTACGACGAGCTGGTTACCAGTCAACGGCGCACCGTTGTCTTTTAGCAGCTTGAGAGCGAATGAAGCGTCGCTGAAATCGCCAGCAGTGCCGAATGGAGTAGTACCGGGAGTTCCGTATGCATTAGACGCCTGAGCGTAAAGCGCAGTGAGATCCGCTTCTACTTCGTTTGTCAGAGTGCGCATCGCCTGAGCGAATTGATTCTGAAGGATGCTGTTGTAGCCCGGGCCAGTGTTCAGACCGCGCTGCTCTTCGCCGTTGTAGCGGATTGCCACACCGCGAGACTTTGAGATGCTCAGAGTCTTGTTAGTGATTATCTGGTCGCCAGTGTCTGGAGCTTTCTGCGCTGGAGTAATGTCAGCAGCAGCGGAGCTTGGAGCAACTGCGCTACGGATTGTTTGACCTTTGGCCGCACGCTCTGCATTCGCATCGAGTGTTACCGCTGGGATCATACCGACCAGTTCACGCGAAACGGTATCAAGCGCTTCGTATAGATCTGGAGTGAGATTGGTTAAAGTGTTAGCCATGATTTAAATACCTTATTAGTCAGAGATGATGCCGCCGTCTTTCACGAACTGCATCTTTTTGGATGCCGCCAATTTGTCAAAGTCGGCTCGATTAAGTGATTTCGTAGCCCCGCTACTTGCAGAACTCGTCGCGCCACCCCCGGTAGCCGATGAGCCGTCAACCAAAAACGGAAATTCTTTCGCCAGATGATCCATTAGTGCGGATGAGTCTACTTCCATCCCGCCCACTAAAAACTGAACCTTCTCGCCGTCGTGCCGAGCATACCGTGAAGCATAGTCGGCCAATACCTCCGCCCGTTTGGCGTCTGACTTCGCAAGTTGCGAGCCGATACCGCGTGCAGCGATATTAATGTCTTTCTGTTGGATCTTTGTCGTGAACTCTTGCAGCTCTGCGTCTTTCTCGGCGAGCTTCGCCTGAGCCTGTTCCCAGAGATTCTTGAACTCGCCCTTTTCCTGAGCGGTCTCCATCTCTTGCTGCTGTTTCTGCGACTCTAATTCTTTCGCACGTCGCTTCGCATCTTTCGCTTCGTCCATTAGCTGCTGGACTTTGCTTTTGAGTCCGCTGGTATCCTCCGGCTGGGGAAACCCTTCGACTCTCAAGATATATCGATCACCGTCCTGTTCGTAAAGAGATTGAACTGATTCGTCGAGATCGGTGAGATCGTCGACTGCGTATTGTAAGCCCATGCTGTACCCCGTACATTTTTATGCTGCCCCGCAGCGTTGCGTGAATTATAGCACTATTCGCCAAAAGTGAACATATTTGCTAAA